GATCGGGAACTATGGCCATGTTGCACAATTCAGAAGCAGTTGTTCCGAGAAACACCACTGCTGGCGATCTGCTACAATCGTTTTATGATTTCCAAAACAAAAAAGTTGCAGCCGTTACCTCAACACCAATGGCATCTGATAACCAAAGTTCTCTAATTAAAAAGGTAGAAGAATTAAATACTACTATGATGCAAGTTGCAGAATTGTTACAAAGCAGTGTTGGATTGCAAGCAAAAACTGTTAAAGGAGTCAAAGGATTGGGATCAGATTTTTATAGAGGAATTGGTAGATAATGAGCTGGAAAAAGTTCTTCACCCCCGTACCAACAAACGCAAATGCTACAGGAAGTTACAGTCCGTTTTCTTTTGCTAGAGGCACTGGTCTTGGCCCTGCTGCTGCAAATTACAGTAGTCATCTGCCAGATGTGTATGTAGGAAATCCTAATCGTATTGAACGCTATGGACAGTACAACACCATGGACAATGACAGCGAAGTCAACGCTGCACTGGACATTCTTGCTGAATTTTGCACACAGAAAAACAAAGAAAACAATACGCCTTTTCAAATACAATTTAACAATGCTGCTACCAATGCTGAAATTCAAATTTTAGGTCAGTATCTAAAGCAATGGTGTAAAATAAATGAATTTGAAACTAGAATGTTCAAAATCATACGCAACATTTTTAAATACGGTGATCAATTCTTTATTAGAGATCCTGAAACTAAAAAATGGTTTCACGTTGATCCTGCAAATCTTACAAAAATTATCGTTAATGAAAGTGAAGGCAAACGACCTGAGCAATATATTATAAAAGATTTAAACATTTCTTACGAAACGTTGAGTGCAACAAAGATCAACACCACCAACGCATATGGCCCAGGTGGCAATCAACCTGGATATCAAACTCTTGATCAAAAATACATGACTGGTAGAACACCAGATGCCAGCACCAGTAGATTTATGAATGAATCCAACGAAACTGCTGTAAATGCAGAACACATTGTTCATGTTTCGTTAAGTGAAGGATTGGACAATAATTTTCCGTTTGGCAACAGCTTGCTTGAAAGTATTTTTAAAGTTTACAAACAAAAAGAACTGCTTGAAGATGCTATTATTATCTATCGTGTGCAACGTGCGCCGGAGCGTAGAGTGTTCTACGTTGATGTAGGCAACATGCCCAGTCACCTTGCTATGCAATTTGTTGAACGTGTTAAAACAGAAATTCACCAAAGAAGAATACCTTCAAAAACCGGTGGTGGTACAAATGTTATCGACAGCACATACAATCCACTGAGTATCAACGAAGATTACTTCTTCCCCCAAACTGCTGAAGGTCGTGGATCAAAAGTCGAAACTCTTCCAGGTGGTACAAACTTAGGAGAAATTGATGACTTACGATACTTTACCAATAAGTTGGTACGCGGATTACGTATCCCAAGTTCGTACCTTCCAACTGGCGCTGATGACAGTGCAAGTCAATACAATGATGGCCGTGTTGGAACAGCATACATTCAAGAACTACGTTTCAACAATTATTGCGAACGTTTGCAAAGCTTAATAGCTGAAGTTTTTAATTCTGAATTCAAACTTTATCTCACTGAAAAAGGTGTAAACATTGATATTGCAATGTTTGACTTAAAGTTCCAACCTCCACAAAACTTTGCAAGTTATAGACAAGCTGAACTGGATAGCAACAGAATCAATACATTTACATCAATGCAACAAGTTCCTTTTATATCAAATCGCTTTGCCCTACAGAGATTCCTGGGACTTTCAAAAGAAGAAATAGCAGAAAATGAAAGACTTTGGAAGGAAGAAAACGACGATATGTTTGAAGGCGTTGAGCAAGATGCTTCAGCACAGATGCGCGGTGCAGGCATCACTGGCGCTGACATCAGCAACGACTTAGGTGCTGCCGAAGGTGAAATAGCGCCTGATGTTGAAACTGATGTTAACGTAGATGCTAGTCCTGCGGCTGGCGGAACTGCTCCACCCTCATCACCAGCTGATCAACCGTTTGGAACATAAATACATTATGATATTGCGTGAACTATATTATTTTGATAAAAAAACCATGGAGCCGGTTGACGACGACAGGTTCGATGCCAAGCAGGATCAATCAGTAACCAATCTCGATGATACAAGAAAAACTAGATTAACATTGAAAGATATTAATCGTGCAAGACGTGCAGACGATATGCACAGAAAAGAAACCAATAAAGATCTTTCACACATTCGTGCAATGTACTCAATAGTTGCTCAATCACCAGCACAACCACCAATCTAATTAGGCAATAAATGGTCAAAGAACATATTCCTAATGAAACCAAAGACGAACGTCGTTTTAGAAAATTATTGCAGCGTCAACAAAAACTATCAAACAAATTACCCCAAGATAAAAAAGTTTATGCTGAAGCTGTAGCTGATAACACTGTAGCATTTGTATTAGGCAACGGTATAAGTAGAAAAATAATACGCCCAATTGAGTTAACTCCGTATGGAAAAATCTATGGATGCAATGCATTGTATAGAGAATTTACACCAGACCACTTGGTTGCAGTTGATGCAAAAATGATCAAGGAAATCACAGCCAATGGATACCATTTAAAAAATAAGGTATGGACTAATCCTAGTAGATTCACTAGAGAAATCTATGGTTTAAATTTGTTTAATCCAAACCTAGGATGGAGCAGTGGACCTAGTGCATTGAACTTGGCCAGTGAACACGATTACACCACTATCTATATTTTAGGGTTTGATTATGAAGGCACTGGAAAGAAAAAAGAAATAGTTAATAATGTGTATTCTGGAACACTGAATTATAAAAAAAATGATGATCGTGCAACATATTTTGGAAACTGGACACGTCAAACTTCAACTTGTATAAAAAAATATACTAAAATTAATTACGTTAGAGTTATTGAAAATACAAACAGCTTTGTACCAGATGTATTGGTTGGAATATCTAATCTAAGTCATATAACTATAGAAAGTTTTATAAAAAGATTTAATTTAGCTAATTAAAATACAAATGTGCTCGTTTGATACTATATCTACGCACTTTTTTAAAAAAAATGTAAATATAACTGACAGCCTTGACATATAGGAGAATACATACAATGACTGATCGCAACAAGTTTGAAGAAATGCTTGAGCGCCTAGTAAACGAAGATCGTGCAGGTGCCGAAGAACTTTTCCACGAAATCGTAGTGGAAAAATCACGTGAAATTTATCAATCGATTATAGAAGCAGAAGAAGATGAAGCTGCTGAAGAAGACGATGAAGAGCTAGATGAAGCTGAAGAAGACGACGAAGATCTAGACGAAATGTTTGGTCTTGACGAATTTGCCCCAGGTGACGGCAGCGACGCTGCAATGGGCATGGGCGGCGATGCCACCGATGACATGATGGGTGACATTGGTATGGATGACGACGACATGGACATAGGCGATGACGACATGGGCGACGACGATGTTGACAATCGTCTTGCAGATTTAGAAGATGCACTAGAAGAACTCAAAGCAGAGTTTAATGAATTGATGTCAGACGTCGAAGGCGAAGAAGGCGACGAAGACGACATGGACGACATGGACGACATGGACATGGACATGGACATGGATGACGAAGCTGACGACATGGACGACATGGACATGGATGACGAAGCTGACGACATGGACGACATGGATAAAAAAGAAAGTTTTGCATTCGAAGCTAAAAAGATGAATGCTAAAATGAAAGCAGACGCTGCAAAGAAAAAAGCAGACGCTGCAAAGAAAACTCAGAAAAAGACTGCTGGTGAAGAAATGCGCGAGTATGTAGAAAAAGTTGGCGGCCAACAGTATAACCAATTTGGTAAAATGGGCGACAATGGATCAAACTCGAAATCAATCGTAGCAGGCAAGAACGACATGGGTGGCAGCACTCAGAATATCGTCCGCGGTGATACCGAAGCTGGAGTTGAAGCAAACAAAGGACAACTAAAAGGTTCAAGTTTGATCAAGCAAAAGCCACAGGACATGAGAACTGGTAACGTAAATGTACCAGGTGGTAACGCTTCAAAATCATTGAAGGGTCAACCAAAAGGCCACGGCGCTGAGAAAAAAGGCGCTGGTGAGACTGCTGATAAAGGCGCAGGTAGCATGTTAAACGGTGCTCCTAAAAGAGCTAGATAAGGCAGAAAAAAGGACCTAAGATGAACTACTTAAGAGAGAGTTTGAGTTTCGATCAAGCCAAAATGATAATTGAGTCTGCTGATGAAGGCAAAAACCTTTATATGAAAGGTATTGTTATTCAGGGTGGTATACGAAATGCTAATCAGCGAGTATATCCTGTAAATGAAATTGGCAGGGCTGTCAGAACTCTCAACGATCAAGTAACTGGTGGATATTCAGTTCTCGGCGAAGTAGATCATCCAGAAGGTCTTAATATAAATCTTGATCGTGTAAGCCATATGATTACAGAAATGTGGATGGATGGCCCAAACGGTTACGGAAAACTAAAAATACTTCCTACCCCGATGGGACAACTGGTTAGAACAATGCTGGAAAGCGGAGTAAAGCTGGGTGTTTCATCGCGCGGTAGCGGAAATGTTGCCGAAGATGGAAGCGGCCAAGTTAGCGAATTTGAGATAATCACTGTAGATGTAGTAGCACAGCCTAGTGCACCAGGTGCTTATCCTACCCCAATATACGAACACCTAATAAATTCAAAAGGTGGATACAAGGCAATTCTAACTAGTAAAGAAGTTCAAGGCGACAAAAAGGCACAAAAATATATTACAGAGAGCTTATTAAATATAATAAGCAGGCTCCAATAAAAGGAGAAAATTATGGAAGCATTAAGAGCCCTTTTAGAGAGTGATGCAATTACTGAGCAAATGAAATCTGAAATTCAAGAAGCATGGGATATCAAAATCAAAGAAAACCGTGTTATGGTAACTGCCGAGCTTCGTGAAGAATTTGCTAAGAAATATGAACACGATAAAGGTGTTATGATCGAAGCAATCGACGCTATGATTGGTGAAAAACTCGCCGAAGAAATGGAAGAGTTTCACGATGATCGCAAACAATTAGCTGAAGCAAAGGCACGTTATGCAATTGCTATGAAAGAGAATTCAAATCTTCTAAAAAGATTTGTAACAGAATCTCTTGCTAAAGAAGTTTCAGAACTACACGTAGATCAAAAGTCAATGGCAGCAAAATTTGCTGTT